ATATGGCGACCGAAGTTGCGAGAGCTGCGGCTACGAATTTAATTCGGGAAGCCAAAGCTAAAACTGCTCCGCACGTCATCGAGATGTTGCGACGTGAAGGGTTTTTGCCTCCTCCGGAGGTTGATCTTGTCGCGGAATTCGATGGTGGCCTTGACGATGAAACGTCACAGGAGTTGAGAACAAGGATGATTTCCTTGAACTTACCTCCTGCTCCACAGGCCAGTTGGTACGATATCATTTGTGCCAAAGTGCGTTCCATGAACCTGCCGATTCTGCAGAGATTGGATACGGAGAGAAGATGGGTTTCTGCCATGATGTGTAGGTATGGACGACGAGTGCGTCGACTACACATGCGTGCTATGTTGGACCCACTCATGTGCCAAGTGTATGGTCGTTTTTTAATGACTGTAGCCGGGATTGCAGCTATGATGGCTGTGTCTTTGATTTCCAATTGGATCTTTTCCAAGCCGAAGAATAAGAAGAAGACCGGTAAGACGCAGGGAGATGAGGAGTCTGAGTCCTTTGAGAAGGATGACAAACCCAACCCTTGGTATCGTGATGAGTATAAGCCGTGTAAATTTGATTACACGCCTCTCACGAGATCATGGAAGGATATGCCTCGTGACCAGGTTGAAAAACGGGTTGCGAGAAATATCATGTACGTACAGAGCACGTACCAGAAAGGAGGCAAGACAGCTGGTAGAACTTTCCGCATTTTATGTTTGGAAAGTCAGCTGTATGTGACGAATAGTCACAATGTTCCTGTGGAAGATGTGGCATTTGCGGTGAAGCAAAGCGATCATCAACCAGGTGTAGGAGATAGTTTTAGGACTACTATGCACCCAGGGGACTTCTACCGCGACCCGAAGCACGATTTGGTGTTCTTTAGGTTGCGGTGTGTACCTCCACGCGCCTCGATTTCGGGGTTGCTTGTTAGTGAGAAGTTTACTACTTGCTGCGAAGCAACTTTTTTGTCGAGAGATGCTCAAGGCGTTGACGAGCGATACACATTGCGTGCGCTCCAAAATTCCGTTGAGACGTCGGACGAGATTCCAGAAATTATCGCATACAGAGGTTTGTGTGAGATTATTACTGAGTCTGGGCATTGTGGATCTCCCTATTTGGGATTTCCTCCGATGGGGCCTGTGCTGCTTGGTCTCCACATTATTGGTGGGTGGACTAAGAGCGTGGCAGCTGTTGTGTTGCCAAAAGAATCTTACGAGATTGCTCGTGACGTTCTTAAAGTCGAGCAGGTACAGGCTGGTGAGCCTGATCTGCGCGATGCCTTCGGTAATCCCATTAAGTTGTTGCCGTTGCACAAGAAGAGCACCTTCCGCTTCATTGAGGAAGGAACAGCTAGTGTATACGGTTCACTTCCGGGTTTCCGAGCGAAGGGCAAATCCAAAGTGACCAAGACTGTCATCCATAACGCTATGTTGGATGTAGGATATGAGGTCAAAGTTGGAGCTCCAGTTTTAAACAGCTGGAAACCGTGGCGCACGGCATGCGTCGATGTGGTCCAGCAGGACCACAACATCAACTGTCCAGTACTTGATGAATGCGTAGATGCTTTCGTCAATGACATCCTGACCAATCTGCCTGAGGGCGCGTTGGATGATGTCAAGGTCATCACGGAGCGAGCCGCTCTGAATGGTCTAACTGGTGTCAAGTATATTGATCGAATGAATTTAAAATCTTCGATGGGGTTTCCTTGGAACGCTCCAAAAAAACAATTACTTGATTCACCATGGACAGGTGGAGCAATGGGAGGATCTGGTAGATTTCACACCAGAAATTCACGCCCGAGTCGATGTGATGCACGAGAAGTATCGCAGAGGCGAGAGGTGCATGGCAATTTTCCGTGCACATCAGAAGGATGAGGTGATTTCCCTTGCTAAGGTGGAAGCGCAGAAGACGCGCTTGTTTTCCGCGGGCAATTGTCCGTTGGGTTTGTTGATGCGCCAGTACTTTTGGGACTGGTGCGTTGCATCCAAAAGAACAAGTTCGTTTTTGAGGCAGCCCCCGGCACAAACGCAACCTCACTTGAGTGGTGTCAGTTTTACCACTGGCTCACTAAGTTTGGAAAAAAACGTTTGATTGCTGGCGACTATTCCAAATTTGACAAGAAGATGTCTCCTGCCATGATGTTAGCTGCTTTCAGTGTCCTTGAAAAGATATTGCGCGCGGCTGGATATACGGAGGAGCAGATGCTTACAGTCATGACCATGAAGTGGGACATTGTGTTCGCGCTGACTGACTTTGACGGAGATCTTGTTGAGTTTTGGGGATCAAATCCTTCGGGACACATCCTTACCGTCATTATTAACTGTATTGCTAACAGTTTGTATGTGCGGTATGCGTGGCGGCAAAGTGATCACGAGCTTACTAAGTTTCGTGACTACTGCGCACTCATCACTTATGGTGATGATAATGCCATGGGTGTGAGTCCGTTGGTGGAAAACTTTGATCATGGCGTGATTCAGAGAGAATTAGCCAAGATTGGAGTGGTGTACACCATGCCTGACAAAGAATCAGAAAGCATCCCGTTTGTGGATATCCAGGACATTACGTTTTTGAAACGCGCCTGGGTGTATAATGCCGATGTTGGTTCTTTTGTTGCTCGTTTGGAACATGATTCCATCGAGAAGGGGCTTTTGTACCACCTTCCTTCAGACACCGTGTGCAACGAGAAGTTGGCGGTGGATTCCTTGGATGGTGCTTTGCGAGAGTACTTCTATTACGGCCGTTCGCGTTTTGAGGAACGGAAGGCGGTGTTTGAGAAGGTCATTGAGCAGTGTGAATTGACACCCTACTTCGGTGGGTTTCAATCGTATGATGCTCTAGTACAGCGTTACCTCGAGAGTAGTAAGGACTACAGCGAGGATGGACGTTGCCAGCAGTGCGCAGCTTAGGTGCGCACACCATGGGGCCTAACCTATAAGGTCCCTCCTTTTGGAAAAACCAAAATGTAGGCGTAACGAGATAGTTACCAGCAGTGTGTAATTGACATTTATCATACTGTTAGGGATCTCGGCGAGACTCGCATGGGGCGTTCCCCCGAAGTCTGTATTTACAGATGTGCTGCTAGTCCACAAATGTCAACCCTCAGAATGCGTATTGGGTATATGCGTGTTCATTGAGTTTCAGCTTACCTACTAATACACAACAAACAAACATTCGCGAGAATGTGCCTCGGGTGGCTGCCATTGCCCGAGACGCTAGCGAACAAGAATGGCAAAATCTCACAGAATCCCCGGTGGGGGATCAACATGCGAAAGCATGTAAAATGCCACCTCGATGGCGGAAACGAGCTCGTGCTCGACACCGTCGTGAAATGGTCCAGTCTGATGAAGTCATTGATGTGACTAGCACAGATGGAGCCGTTCGAAAGGTGGCTGCAGAGAACCTCGTCTTCCATGATGCCGGCATGTCCGAGCTAGTAGACGATGGTACTCTGGCCCAGGGTAATTACGACCAAGACAGTGATAGCACAGCTTCCTTAGGGAATTTTTTGCAACGTCCTGTCCGAATCGCGACATACTCCTGGGCACAAGGTGGAGGGTTCCTACAAACCTTCAAACCGTGGAATTTATATTTCAACACTCCCCAGATCAAGAACAAGCTTCAGAATTTCGGCAAAATCAAATGTCGATTGCACTTGAAGTTTTTAATCAATGCTTCTCCGTTTCATTACGGGTCGCTTCGAGCTTGTTACTTCCCACTCAACGATGAGCGAAATGCTTATGTTGCGGTGGGAGATCTGATCCCTGCTTCGCAGACCCCCGGGGTCTGGATTGAACCAGCCACAATGGATACAGCGGAGATGGTTTTACCATTTCTCTGGCCCCACAATTGGTTAGAGGTTACAGAACTAGCACAGTTCACGAACATGGGACAGGTCAATCTGTTTGAGTATGCGAATTTGAAATCCGCAAATGGCGCTACGTCCGCCGCCACCATCACCGTGTATGCGTGGGCGGAGGATGTTACCGTCATGGGACCAACAACTATCGGTGCTTTGCAATCCGATGAGTATGAGTCGAACTCTGGAACGATTTCCGGTCCGGCCAGTGCGGTGGCTAGTGTAGCTTCCCGCCTGGTGGACGTACCGGTGATCGGGCCCTTCGCTAAGGCGACTGAGATGGGTGCGAGTATGGTTTCAGGAGTTGCCCGTCTTTTTGGGTATTCCAAC